GATGTAAATGTTCCGGCTATGATTGCTGCCACAACAGGAACAATTACAATATTTTTTTTAAACCATTCTAATTTACTTTTTGTTTTTACTTTTTTCATTATTTATCAAATCCTTTAGAAATCCATGCAACATACATATTCCATGGTTTACATATTATTCTCCAAAGTTTAATAAAAAATTTTTTAATTCTTCTCAGTATCGTCATGTTTTTTCTCCTCAATTTCGTAGAAGAAGTTGTCTGTATCTTCAGTCTTCCACTTGCTAGTATTTTCTACGTTCCATTCAGAAGTTTGTACTTTCCAATCAGGCGTTTCATCCTTAACTGTAAAAGAAGGTATGTCCCATATACATCTGTTATTTGGCTGAGCCGCATAGTTCCCATCGTCAAGGGCTATGATGTGTGCGCACTTATGTTCGTGCGGAATCTCTGAATGATCCGTGTCTAATATATTAGCTTCAGGATGAGCAAAGTCAATGGTAAATAAATATTTTCCTGGGTGCCATTTTTTATCTTTACCAATGTATTTACCAGCTTGTCCTTCTAAAATATCCCAATTAGTAACAGCAGGATAATAAGAAAAACAATTCCAAAGTTGTAATTCATCAAGTCTGCGAGACGGAACAGCTTCCGGTTTAAAACCACGTTGAATAAAAGCCGAAATTGGTAGGCGATAAAAGATTGCACCGTTTTCCATAATGGCATGAAACAAGATCGACTTACCTGTAAGAGAGCTAATACCGAAGATAATACAGTCTTCAACTTCGCCATGATGTTTTCTAAGGTCATAAAGATATTCTCTTTTTATTTGTGCGTATTCTACTGGAATGTTTGCATTTAGATAAGCCATAATTTTTCCTCATTTAATATTACCCCAATTTGTTCCTACTTCATAATCTACTTTGTTAGGTACTTCAAGTGATACTGTTGACTCCATTATATCTTTTATTTTTTTAGCTTGTGCTTCATTTTGTATAGAAATATCTAATTCATCGTGCACTTGTATATGTGGAATAATTCCTTGATTATGTAAATCTATCATAGCTTTTTTTGTCATATCTGCAGCAGATCCTTGAATTAATTTATTAAGAGCTTTGTATGTGTATGCTCTTTTAATCCCTGGTCCGTGTTCCATGAGTGCTTCATCATGTGGCAGGGCCTTATTGATACCAAACTGGTTTGGCTCCCACAAATGAAACCTGCATAGACGACCAAGAAGCGTTCTAATTTTACCAGAAGATTGTGCTCTACGCATCACAGCGTCCATGAGTTGTTTAACAAATGGCACACGTTCGTGGTATTGTTTAAATAGTTGATCTGATTTTAATTTATTTACACCAAGTTCTGCTTGTAGTTTTGTTTTACCCATACCATAAAATAAACCAAGATTAATTGTTTTAGCTTGTGATCTAGGTATTTGTGCCATATCGGCTACAATAGTGTGAAAATCTGCATCACCTTCATTGTAAGCATCTAATACATCATTAACACCATATAAATTTTGTAGTGCTGAGTAATGCACAACTAGACGTGGCTCTTGTTGACTGTAATCAAAACAACCCCACTTATGATTTTCTTCTGGAATAAATAATGATCTGATCCGTGGTCCAAGATCTTTGTTCCTTGCTGGAATTTGCTGTAAATTTGGATTATTATACGAGAATCTACCAGTGATAGTACCACCACCATCACCACGCAATTGGTTAATCTCTGCATGGATACGGCCTTTGTGGGCATACTTTATGATGGTATCTATAAAAGTTGTATGTGCTTTGTTTATCTCTCTAGCTTTAGCAATTAATTTTACTGTTGGGTGTGGGTGATTGGATAAAAAACCTTTTGTAAATGAAGGTGCTTTTGATTTTTCTGTTCTATCGTATTCTAGTTTTAGTTTATCAAATACCTTTGCAATAGATCTTGCAGCCCATATTTGTACATCAACACCAGTAGTTGTTAACACTTCGTGTAATAAATTTTTCTCCTGTTCTACTAATGTTTTCTTTTCATTCGCTGCTTGTTCTTGATTTACACGCACACCTAGAAACCTCATATCAACTAACACAGGAAATAAATTTGTTTCTAATTTAAAAATAGATTGTAAGTCTTGTAGTTTTATTTCTTTTTTCATTTCTTGCCATAACTCTAAAGTTATCTCAGCATCTTTCTCTGCATAATTACCAACATACATTGCAGGTAATTTATACATCTCTGCTTTTGCATCTACACCCCACTCTTTTGCTGCTGCATACAACGCTGCTTCGTCTTTACCTTTACCTATATATCTTCTTGCACAGTTATTTAAATCGTATCGCATTTGATTTTCATCTACGATAGCTGCACAAATCATTGTATCTACAATTTGTCCTTTGATAGTAAGTCCCATAGATCTAATCCAACACACATCGTACATAGAATTATGAAATATTTTTACAGCATCAGTATTTAACATGTCTTGAAACCATTTAAGGACCATCTTCTTATCCATATTACCACCACCTTCGTGTGCTATTGGATAATAACCAGACCAGTTGTGTACAGCTACAGCTATACCAACCACTTCACCAACGCCAACAACAGAGCCGGAGCCCATTGATTTGTTTAAGTTTGGGTCTTTAGTTTCTAAGTCGATTGAAATTTCTGCGTGTTCAGATAGGTCTGGAAACTCATCTGGTGGTAGCCACTCTGTTTGTGCTTTAAATAATGGTATTTGCATTATGAATAGTCCCTTTCTTTTATCATTTCTAAATAATGTATTGCCTTATCTATGTCTTGTTCCTTTCCCTTGGCAGCGTGCCTGCATATATATTTTATAGCCGATGCTTCCGCAAAAAGCAACCTGTTCTTGTTTACAAACTCACTTGGCTGCATGACCATATTTCGGTAGTGGCTTCCTCCAATTTGCTTTTTGTATACACTTTCTTTTTTCATAATAACTGTATTTTTTTCTGGCATATTTTTTATTACTTTTGTTTTCATATTTTAAAACTTTTATAAATATCCTTTGGTTTGACTATGTGCAGATGTTCTTTTGCTCTTGTTGCTCCAACATAAAACAATCTGTTTTCATCATCAGGATTTTTTTCATAACCTTTCTGTGTGTTTAGACTTAAATCAGATAACAAAACTACGTTATCTGCCTCCCCACCTTTTACACCATGTATTGTGGAAAGTAAAATTCGTGGGTCTTGGTTTAACTTTTCTCCATTCTCTCTCATCTTTCTTATGTAGTTTACATTTTTTTGTGGTGCTTCATCAAAAGCATCAAACCAAACACTATCTGTGTTAAGTCCAAAATGTAATTTTAATTCTGATAAGGCATAGTAATTATCTTTATTCATTTCTTTTATTCTAAATTTATTAAAATTATTATCTCCCATGTAAGATGAAATTCTTTGTATACAATCACCACTTATATCTTTACCGGTCCTTAATTTTTCCCAATCTATTATTGCTTCATGTAAATCTTGCTCATATCCTTTCTTAAATTTATTTTTATAATACAAACCTTTTTTGTATAGTGTGTCTTCTAATTCATTTAACATATATTTAGTTCTAGCTAACACCAACCACTTACCAGAAGAAAAATCTATATCTCTAAACTCGTTGTGGTATGATAGTTGTCCTTCTACTGTTTTAGGTTGCCATTGTTTTTTTAATCTGTTTGATACACGACCTATAATATTTATGGCTACGTCGTGAACAGCTCTAGGTATTCTGTAAGATTGTGTTAAATTTAATAACTTTCCCTTTTGTGTGATAAATCTGTTTACATCTGCACCAGCCCATCTAAATATTGCCTGGTCGTCATCCCCAGCTATGAAAGAATCTTCTGTTTTATTCCAAATGCTTTTGGCCATGTCCCATTGCATAAAAGATAAATCTTGTGCTTCGTCTATAAATACAACATCAAATTTTGGTGACTTATCTGATTTAGTAAAATGAAATATCATGTCTGTAAAATCTATAAGACCATAATCTTTCTTGTATCTATCTAATTCATTTGATAAAATTCTCAAATTTTTTACAGATACATCTTGTGTATGCTCTTTTAAATTAAACTGCTGCTCTGGTGTAATTCCTCTTAATCTTGCTAAGTGTATAATACGTAAGTAATCACTTTTTGTAGTAAACAAACCACTAAATTCTTCATCGTAATCATTGTAATCTACAAATATTTTTATTTTTTTACCTAAATCTTCATAATGTCTTCTCTGCATTACATTTTCTTTTTTTATACCCAGCATCCTAAATGCTAATGAGTGTAGTGTTCTAAAATATGGTAAATCATCTTCGGATAAATTAAATCTTTCCATAGCTCTGTCTCTTGCTTCGTTAGCAGCTTTCTGTGTAAATGCAAAATAACCTATTCTGTTTGGATTTGTTTTCTTAAGATAGTCTTCTAATAAATTTAAAAGAGTTGTAGTCTTACCTGTGCCTGGTGGTCCTAATACAATTGTTTTCAAAACACATCCTTTGGTTTAAATTCCTTTGGTGTGTATGTGTCTGATTGTTTTTCAAACTCATCTACTACCATTACATTCCTTCTTTTTTTACCAATACTAATTCTTGTTTCATTACAATTACAATGCTCGGCCATCATCTGTAATGTTTCTGCATATTTTTCTGGCCATTTTCTACGATTTAAATATTGATGAAAAAATTGTTGAAATATAAAATGGTGTTTATTATCAGAAGTCCACACATTACCTCGTTCCATGTCTTCTTTAGTTGCACCCGTTCCTGTCCTGTCTGTACAATATTCTTCTAAATAATCCATTAGTTGTTCAACTTTAGTTGCACCTTTTGGTGGATCTACTTCTTCTACACTTGCTAGTAATCCATCTATGTATTGACCAAATTCTTTTGGTTTTACTGCAGGTGGTCTTTTGTTTAATTGCTCTGCAACAGCTCTTTGAAACAATCTTTGTTCTAATAAAAATGTAATGTCTTCTAGTTTAACTCTCTCTCCATCCACGTTTACATAATAGTGTGGTTTATCTAATTTAATTTTTTGTAAATCACTTAGCACTGGAAATATAGATTGACCCTTAATACCAAAATCCCTTGTCATGCATAATTTTTTATCACAATGATTACACATAGGTTCTTCATTACATTTAAAACCTAAATCTTTACCATCATTAAATTTTATTTTACCTTGTACTATTTTATCTTCTAAAGGTCCGTCTTTGTGTTTGTCAAAATATTTGTAATTAAATTTATTTATTTTTCCCTGCCAATTTTCTGGCCATTTTCTTTTTGCATATTGTATGTATTGATAAATTATTCTATCTCTACCATCTTTAATATCTGTTTGTGTTAAAGATTCTAAACAAGGCGGACCATCACTAAATTCTGATTGTGGTCTTTTAATTTCTAATTTTTCTAATTGTTCTGGTGTAAGTTTATTTCTTTCATATACTTCAAAAAAACCTTCTATTGTAGCAGCTGATCCATCTTCTAAAAAGACATATCTTGTTGTATTTTTACAATTAAAGTATGGTAAGTTAAGAAAATTTCCTGTATCATCTTGCGATTTTAATTCAACTTGTTTGGGAAAAACTTCCGCTCCACCATAACCTAATATTGCACTTACAGATAATAATTTATCTCTCATTAAACTTGCATCTACTGGAACAGTAGTAAATAAAAATACGTGTGCACCCCCACTTTTAGATCTAGCCACTATAAGTGGTAATTTATAATTTAAAATATTTTGTATTAATTTTTTATGGTCAAAACCTGCATAACTATCTATGTCGATGCAACCCCATATACATTTATTGTCTTCGTTAATAGGTATAATACCTAAACTTGGCTCTATACCATTTAAATGGTTAGTCCATAATAAATCTACAACACGTTCTCTTTTTACAAAAGATTTACCTTTAATTTTTGTGCCATCTGCATTTTTCTTTTCAACGTGAGTGCATCCATGCGCTCGCTGCAATCCTGTAAATATCTTTATAAACTTATCCATAATAATTTTGCGGAGGCCGATTCAGTCTCCCTAGCCGGCCCCCTGTTCTTCCAGTGGAAGTTGGTTAGTACGGTGTGTCCGTTTTAGATTCTTCAGTTCCGTGTTTAGCTTGAACTTCACCCTTGCTTACGCTAGATGCAAAATTTTTAGCTATTTCGTATACTGCTTTATCTTGTACCGGTCCAACAGTTGACACATCCCAACCAAACCATGTTCCTTTGTCATTAGACATCTGAACAGTTTTTAGTTTATAAATGTGGCTGTATGTTGGCGGTGTGAATAAGCCATTCTTACCTTGAAGTTTAAGTCCCATCATCATTGAGTTCCACTTACGACTAATTTTTAGTTGAGTCGCTTTCATAGAAATCAAAGCTGTTGTTGGACTCTTACCCAATAACACTACAAAATGGTTTGCTGTGTTCTCGATATAATTACCGTTTGGTAATCTATCTTTGTAAGATTTATCACGAGTTGTTTTACTCATGATATCGCTAGATGCTTCGTGTATTGCTACAGGAGCACCTTTGCTTTCACCTCTGTCTTGCCACTCCACAAGTTTTCTTGTGTAGTATGCTGGCAAAACATCTATCCCTTTAGAACCGTCATAAATTTCATTTGTGACAGTATTGAGAATCATACCAGGTTCTGCCGCCTCGATATATTTCCCATCCCTCTTATTAACTTCAGGAGATAGTTGTCCTAATACTTTAAGAAATGGTAATGCAAGATCTTCTTGCGCCATGTTCTGAGTACCCGCATGTGCATCAGCTTCGAATAAATTCGTTGCTAGAGCACCTGCTTGTTTTTTTGCTACTTCGCTCATGTTTATTGTTTCCTTTTTATGTTTGTTTTATTTCCAACGAATACGTTGAAAAGTTCCGTTGGCATTTCTTTTCCTGCCTCGATACGTTCACGGACTAACGCTTTCAAAGTCATGGGCTCAACTTTCAATTTTTGTTGAGGTTGAAACCCGTGACCCTTTGCAAGTTCGGCATAATCAGCCGCCTTGTTATCTTCGTTTCGCCCAAAAGATACGGATATC